ACCAATACTTTGAAATAATTTCTTTGATTGTTTTGTTAAATGCGCGGAAATATCAGTATTTAATTGTGAGTTCTTATCCTTCAAGTCTTTAAATGGTATGACAAAATTCTGTCCTGTCTTTGTTTTAACGGGTGTTCCGTTACTATCTAACAATATAATCCCATCCATTGTTTTGGTGTTGACAAAACTTCCAGTACTAACCAGCATTGCTGCTGCTGTTTCTTGACGTGTATTAGGTAACAAATTACTATATACATTAGGTGGAATGAAAACACCTTTAAAATTATCAATGGCTTTTTTACGCATATAAGATTTAGCATTATCTAATTGAGACCAGGTAAGATCTGGATCAGCCTGATATTTGCTAGTTCCCCATCCTCTAAATACCGTACTACCCAATTGATTATCAACCGCTTTATTAACGGCCTCATCCATCTCATCCATACTAGGATTACGATCATTCTGCATGTAATATGCTGCAAGTAATACAGCATGACTAGTGAATTTCTTAAAAACTTTAGTGTTATCGCCGTGCATTGCAGCATAACTTTCTGCCAAATTTTGAACCTTTTCATTGTTCTGAACTGCAAAATTTAATGAGCTTTCGGTAATACCTTTCCCTTGAAGCATGGGTCTAAAATCATCCATCTTATGTTTGTATGCTTGAGACATAGAAGATATATACTGACGTTGTTTTGGATCAGCAGCAGCCTTAGCCATATACTCTGTATATCCAGGTAAGACTGTCTGTAGGTTTCTAAGCACATAAGGCTGATCTTCAAGTGAAAAACTACCCAATATACGGTTCATTTCTAAAACTTGTACATCAGGATTTCCCACAACACCATCAGGTGATTTTGCATTCTTTACCCTATCGCCCAATAACGCTGTCGTTTTATTACTTAAACCTAATATGTTTTCGTCTTTAAACCCTTTCTGTTTTTCTAAATTAATAGTCGCTTTTGCTTGTGCACTTAATAAAAATAATTCTTTTTGTGATTGATCCCACTTAGCTGTTGCTGGGTCATTGTTCATTTTCTGCTGTGCATCTAAAATTGCATGTTTAACAACGGGCTCATTCGATAAAACTCCACCTACATCATCCTTTAGGTCTTTTGCATAAGTCTGTAATACGTTTAATGTTTGTTCGCGAATATGATGCATTCGAAATGCTTGAGGTTGTGCTAATTCTTCTGACGACATAGGTCGAGAAAACTCAGAAATACCCGCATGTAATTCATCTAATGTACCGGATTTAAATGGTTGTGCAGCATGATAAACCATTTTATTAGTTTCAACATCACGTAATAAATTACCGTAAGCTTTTGGTTTTGATATGCGCATTTCATTTAACTCAAGCGCAGATGGTCCCTCGCCCGTATTAACAGTTTTAAATAAAATAGATTGACGGTTATTTTGATATGTTTCGCTGTTATATCCATCCTGCGCTATTTTATTTTTATCTAATACATCGAATTGCTTGTTAATAGAAACCTTATCGGCCGGAGAGAAAACATCATTTAACTGTTTGTCTTTCATTAATTTCTGACGGATTTTCTTGGTAGCATCAAAATCATTCTTTCGTAGTGCTGTATCATATTGACCAAGTAATTTTTGATTATGAAATGTTTGTTTTGCTTTTAAAAGATACGTGCCACCTTCTCGTGGTGTAACTAATCCCTGCATAACAGCGCCCGGCATATTTCGTTCAACCTCGCCAAGCTGTGTCATAGCAAGCACTTGATGCGGATCATCATCCACTCTTGCATTATTACCAAGTGCATTAATACGTGTTTCATTTCCATTATAAAATGCAAATTGTGCAGTTCTTTTTTGCTGGGCAATTGCTGCAGTTGATAGTTTACGAGCAACTAAAATTCTATTCGCTGCTAATATGCGTTGAGTATAAGCACGATTCTCTGGCGCAATCGATTTCATTGTATTGAATGCATATTCATTATAAACTTTATTAAACTCAGCAACATTTTCCATCGTTGCTGGTTTTTGCGCGTATTCTTGCTGTAACTTATTCGTTCGATTAATGATGTCTGTTCCAACTTGATATTGTTGGACTTGCGCTATTGTTTTTTCTGCTTGTGCACCAAACTTAGACATTGCCTCAAACCCAGGCGCAGCACTAACAACAGCTGTTGGTTGTGTAACCGCTGTATTTTCAAAACGTGGTAATTCTGCAGCCATAATAAATCCTTAAAATATACTTTGTTTATCATCAAATAAATTATTCTTTGGCTTGAAAAATCGAGGTAAATTAGGATCTGGTGCCATGTCTTTATTCAATAAATCTTTATCTACCATGTCGCTTGCCTGATCAAAATCATTTCCAGTTGCTCCACTAGCCGCTTGCGCTCCACCCGTTTGAGTACCAGCAACTTGTGCACCGGCCTTAAAAAGATTCTCACCAATCCCAAAGATTGTTTGTTTTTGAACATTCGATTTTTCAATATCAATGCCAGCTTCTTTAAATGATAATTCTAATTTTCGTGCTTCTCTGTCTTCTGCAAATTGATTAAATGTATCTTCTTGAATAGCACCAAAACTAGCTGATCCAGGCGCTATACCACGTGCGGCTTGTTCTGCTACTTGCGCACTAACAACCTGTTTCATCTGTGCATCTCTGATATTTTGCTCTTGTTCAGATGCTAATTGCTCTTGCGTTAATCTAAGATTAAGAGCATCTTCACGTGCTTCACCAGCCTCAAATGTACCGACCGATTTAACCACTGCACCACCAATGATTAATGCTGTTGCTACTTCTTCTGGTCCCATAATCTATCCCTCAGCTTGTTTTACTGATATTTCATATCCAACACCTAGAATGGTCATTGGAAATGGTTGTGTTTGTGTAATCGATATTGATTCCCTTCTTTCCCAATCACTTAAGTTATTATATTCATAAATGCCAGTTTTAGCGCTAGGCGCATTTAAAAGCACATCATCATCAAAATTTAAATAAGGAATGGGAACAGAATCAACAACCACACCGATTGATTCATAATAATCTACAAATGCTCTGATAATTCGTTTTTTAATATAAGTAGTAGGGCCGGTTTGTGTATTGACCTGAACCGGCATCGGTTTAATTAATGGATTATATTCCAAACCAACTTCAACTTCTGTTGAGGTTTTCTCAATGGTTATCTCACCACTTGCAACCGTCTGATCTGTTAAAACATATCCATCACCACGTACCTGAACCACCTGACCTTCCAAATGCTCGAGATTTGCGATGGTTGTACCTGCTGGTGCTAATGTTTGAATCGATGAACAATCTGTATATATATCCCAATTTAATTTCTCTAAGTACTGTACGGTCGATTCATCAATCGTTCGTTCAACAATAAAGTAAATATCGTCATCAACTTCTGCAACACGCTTAAATAATCCAGCACTACTATTACCATCCGTTGTATTGCTCAACGTCCATGCCGAAACATTTTCTTCAATTAGACTTTGATAACCCGCCAGTGTTCCATCATTATTAACCAGGAATAAGTAATTTGCATCTTCAGATGACGATCCACTCAAAATGGCACTGTCCACTGGATTTACAATCAAATGTGGCGAAATAATGCTTACTTCTTTTGAGTTATAAGATTGTTGGTCATTACTAAAGACATAATTCATTACACCCTTGCCACCACGCTTTACATAGAATGTTTGGTTATCTAATATCTGAGGAATAACTGTTTCAATTCCATTACTGGATTGACGTCTAATAGATGCATTAGCGGGTGTTAATGCTCTTCCATCTAGTTGTGGAATCGTATGCTCACTACGAGAGGCAAATATCTGTAATGTTTTATCTCCTAAAACATATTTTACCTCACCGACTTTTGTTCCATCTAACCCTACTTGAATTGAATCAGCTTCTAATCCAGATCCAACATCAAAGTTTCTATAATCATCTACAATCGACATAAATAAGGTTTCACGTAATGCTTTTGAACCACCAAAAACCAATCGACCTTCATAAAAAGAACATGATATAGGCCAACCTCGAGCTGTACTCCATGCCACTTCAGCCAACAAACAATGTGCGCCACTTACGCCCGTTACAAAAGCACCGTCAAAAGCAGAAGTAATTTCTACCGTTACAATCTTGTTAGTTACAAGCGCTGTTATTCTCGCGGACCCAATCTGTTTTGTTAAATCATCCTGATCGCCAATACCTTGAAATAAACCACCTACATGTGCAGCCACAAAAACAGCATCACTACTTGTGAGTGTTCTTCCTATTCCAACCGTTACCACATCTAAATCAAATGTATAACCATCATAATCTTGACTAAAATCTTCTGCAGGTAGGTTCTTAAAAGTGATTGTACCAATACTCCAAATCGCATCAGTTGCCCCTCTACTAATTTGACGCGGCTGCGTATCTTCTTGAGTCAAAATCATCTGATTAAATTTTTGGGTGTAATTAACACTTCCCGCTAATAACATCGCAGATGTATATGGGGAGGCCATCCAAGCTACTATCGCATCATCTTTATAAACGGCAATCAATGAATCGGTAAAAACAAAAAGATAAGTGGTATCGTCATCGTAGATAAATTCAGCAAGCATGTAAGCACCAGTCGGTGCTGGTACTAAGACCTGGTCTTCATATACCTGAGCTTCTCCAATATAAGTTGTCCCAAAACGTCTTTTAACACCACCTTGTGGGATAACAACAACATTTCTTAGGTTCTGTGCGCCCTTCATATATAACTGCATGTTACTACGCGCAAGCATTTTGGGATCTAATTCACCATGCGAGAAATCATTTTGATTAACTAATATACCCATTATGCTGTTCCTTCACCAATATTATTACCATAATGTGCATTATAAATAGCACCTGGTCTCAATGATTGACTTGGGATTGATCTTGAATCTACATAACGTCCGCTCTTAATTTGTGCTTCTGATTCACGTGCCCATAATTGAACAATAGTAATTTGCTGTGTGATAAGCATTGCCATACTAGCGGATAACTTATAGGTAATCGCTAATGTAAACCACGCAGGAAAATCAGCCGCATCTGGTTTGAAAATATAATCAATCGTTAATTCAGTTTGGTTTGAATAAACCTTATCTTCATAGATTAAAAAATCTGATTTCGGATACACTTGATCCAACATATAAAATAAAGGATCCGTTGGAAGTTGATAAGCATATTGCCATTTATCTAATATCGGTTCAGCAACTAATCGACTTAATTCCTGAGTAGCCATTGCAAAACGCCATGGTTGCCCAACGGTTAAAAGTCCATCATATAATGTTTCATACCAAGTACTTGCTGCACTATGAATAGGATTACCAACATCAAGATCACTAATGGGACTTTTTCCAAGCAAAACAAATGCATTCGAAATTATTGCTATTTTCGACGTCATAATAAATCCCTTTGTAAAAAGGCGGCAAATGGATATCTACCGCCTTTCTTTATTATTTGGTATCTACTTTTTCAGAAGATTTCTTTTCCTCGTCTTTTTTTACTTCTTCTTTTTTCTCTTCTTCTTTTGGAGGATTTTCCATCTCTTGAATGAGTTTTGCAGTCATCTTCATTGCACCAATGACCTCTGCATGACCTCGTTCAATTTTTACCGCATCTTGTTGTAGGGCTTCTAATTTAGATTTTAAATCTTCGATCTTCATAAATACCTCATTTTAGTTAAAGGGTAGATACAAAATATATCTACCCTATGATTAAAGTTAATTTTTCGTACTGTAGATATTGATATAACCAGCGCTTCCATCTGGGGTAACAACTTTTACTCTACCTGACCAAGTTGTTGATGCACTACCTGTTTGTGTGCAACATTCACCAGTTGAATCATCAAAGTCTGCAAAAACCGCATGACTTGCAACTACTTTGATTACATTGGTAATAGTGCCACCGGCATTGTATGAATGTAAAGTATTAACAAGTGTACCAACCGCATTTACTCTAAATGCAGAATCTAGTTTACTACTCGTTGGCATTCCAATATAGACACCACAAGTATCAACCGTCATTGCATTTGTTTCATTCCAATTGATATACATACCGCTAACTTTACCAAATCCAGTACCACCACAAGTGACATCTCCCGTTCCATTCATGCTAATACCAACACCAGCGATGTTTCCTGTTTCATCCATGGTAACAGCATTGGCAGCACGCGCTGATACAATGTTCAAACCATAAAGTTGATTAAGAGTGCTTGTACCATCAACATACGTTTTTGCATACATTGCATAAGCATCATCAGCATATCCATCAACATGAATATCACTACGCATGCCCATGATGTAACCTCTATTTCCAAGAGTTAGAGCATTTGAACTTGTTTGTGTTATTGCGCATCGAAAACCATAATTATCTAAATCGGTACCAGTATTGGTAGCACCTAAATAATTATAAGCTATATTGATTGGTGTCATGCTTGTATTTGCAACAGTCGTCGGTGAAAAAACCGCACCATCCGTAAGTGTTAACTTTGCCATTGTGTAATCTGCAGTAGGATCAATTGCTGCCTGTACATATTCTGTAACTTGCACATTGGTCGTAACAGAAGTTACTTTTGCCATCATGTCATCATCTGTACCAGTACAGAAGATAATATCACCCACTGATAATTGTTTAATGTTCGTATTGAAGTAAGCACTTGTTACAATAGTTGCTAACAAATCTGTAGTATCATCGAAATAAGACCACAAACGTGTTGCATTAGTACCATTCGCAAATGATCCCCCAATTTGACACATTCTTAAATTGCTATAAGCCATAATTATTTTCTCCTCTTAATTAATTTGAACTATTTAGTTTCGTCACAACCGATCTTGACGATACCTTTTGGCAAAACTGCAATAGCTCCTAAACGTACTTTTGGAATAATTAACCAACTTTGTTTATCTGGGGACCAGTCAATTGTCACAGTTGGATTAATTGAATAACCATAAGCCATAGCATCACGATGCCATGCATATACGGTACGTTCATCACCTGTTTTTGGTAATCCACCTTCTTCCATATCACCAAACCAGACAAATTTGAAACCGTAGAAAGTATCAATATCACCACGCACCAAAGCTTTCACATTCATGTAATCTGCGCTTGTTGCTTCAGTCTCACTTAAAAGTGCTTTCTTTTGATTTGCATGAGCTGCAATAAAACGATTAGCCATCGGAACATTATTAGTATCCAAATCTTCTCCGGCTTCTCTGATTTTATCTACACTTAAGTTGGTTGTACCTTCAAGAACGACTCCAGTACCGGCCGCTGCATCAAGTGCATCAATACCAACTTGATCTTCAATACGAGCAGTCATCCATGCAGCAGTACGCGCATAGTTTGTGCGTTCGCTTGCATTGACTTCAGCTTGTTCAAAGATATCACTTGGCATGTTAGTGACGTAGTTTGTGAAAGTAATAATTTTGCTGGCATAAGCTGCAACTTGTTGTGGAATATCCGTATGGAATACACCACGTTCTTGCATAACTAATTGCCCAACCACAGGAATTTTATAAGCATCGCCAATCAATCCACGATATTCTTGGAATACACCAGCCATCTTGCGTTCGGCTTGTTGATATTCATTGGTAAATTGATCACGAAACTGTTGAATCGCAACATCTGTTAAAGCCATAATTTATCTCCTTCGATAAAAATTAAAAAATATTTTTATCTGTCCGTGGAGATTGGCTCAAAAAAAAGGAGGTCCCCCACTAGAAAGAATTTTCTAGCTTCCGGTCCTCCTAATGGAGATTGGCAGAAACTTATTGAACCTCAATTGTACGAATAATAACCGTCATTGTAAATTATTTATTCGCAAATTTCGGCTCATAATGGTCTCTATAACGCTTATCAACCCATTTGGTATATTCATTATCCATGCTATATCTTGGATCTTTCATCTGTTCCCTAAGTGTATTGGCTACCTCAATATCTGAATGCTGAGGGGCACTTGATTGTGATTGAATCTTTGTATATCCCGTCTTGCTTCTCAAAAACTCTAATGTCTCAACATCTTCTGCTGATTGAATCCAGTTTCTGACACTCGTTAATTTATCATCGGTAATACCCTGTTGTTTTAACCACCCAGCAAGTTCATTTAACCTGCCTTGTGCGTTATCACCAAGTTTTGTTAACTCTTCTTTCTGATAATCCTGTACGACTTTCTCCTCATTCTGCTCACCATCAACAACAAACTTGGCTAACCCATTGATTAATTTAGTGAATCCATCTTGAGAAATATGATTCTGATGACAAAACTCACCTAAATCTTTCAGTACTTCTGCGTCAGGATCGATCTGATAATCCTGTAAGACATCAGCTGTTAGTGCTGGATCATAAGTTTCTGGCGCACCCGTTGATTCTCCTAACTTCTTTCTCAACTCAGTCTGCGCTTTTGCTTGATCCGCAATGCTCTTAAAAGTCTTTTCATTATACCAATCCGGTTTTGGTCCCTCACCCTTTACCCCATCAGACCAGAACCACTCAGTTGATGATGCTTCTGGTGCCTCTAACTGATCCGTTGGTATTTCATGATCGTATTTTTTATGAACAGCCTCACCTGTTTTAAATTCAACTGGCGGTGTATCGGATACACTCTGTGTCTCAGGTGTACTTGGTGTACTTGGTGTCTCGCTTGCTGTATCAGCGGTCTCAGAAACAGCTACATTCATTAATCCTGCAGTCATAATTCCCCCTCATTTTTTACGGTTTTTAACTGACTTCTAACTTTAGTGTTTTTAATAGTATCTGTGAAATAATGGATGACATCATTTTGACCAGCTCGAAAGACAGCCACGTTGACATCAGCACCCATTTCCCAGGTGCGTCTTAAAAGATATTTTTTTTGTAACAAATCGAGTAATTCTTTCCCCCGTGGATCTGATTCAAATAATTGATATATTAATTTATCCAAACGGTCATCAATATGTATCATGTTACAGCTGCTCCTGGTTGTGCGGGTGCTTGTGGTTGAGGTTGTTGCTGCGCTTGTTGTTGTTGCTGAGCTTGTTGCATTTGAGCAAACTTCTCTTGTACTTGTGTTGGACTATTGATCAATTTCATATCGATCCTTAATCGCTCTGCAACCCATTTAGGTATTTCTGGTAACTTTAATGATGCACTAATCCCTAATGGTCCAAAATCATTAGCCAAAAACGCAATATACTGTTGAAGATTATTCACATCTTCTTTGTTCTGAATGTCTAATAGAGGTGAATTGTATTTAATATTGATATTTTTCTTATCCAACTCTAACGTTAACATTCCATCCGACATCTCAATGTCTTTTAAGATGTTCTTCTTGCGCAAAATCCTAATGGATTTATCTAAGATTGGCTCTAATAATTCCTTCGTTAAACGACCAAATGACGCAGCACTCTTTCGAATCCATTCCTGTTGTCTTATCGACACTTCAGTTGCTGTTTTTGTTGGGGACTGACTGGGAGGTGGTAATGGATCAGCAAAGAATCCATTGCGGATTTCTTCCTGCATCTGCTTAATAGATAATTCTAAAAATTGTAAGTTACCATCAAACTTCATTGGTCTAATTGGATCTTTGCCACTTAAGGTTGGCTCAACAACAAGAATCGAACCAGCTTCAATCGTCATATTATGTACGTTAACAACACCATTGTTGTCCACTAAAAATACAGGGTGTGCAATAAAATCAGCAACTCGAAGCTGTGATTCGATTGTCTTATTTAATACCCTTATTTTTGGTGTGAGATTCATACCAGGACCACGGCCATATACCTCACCTGGGCCTACATTGAATCTAAATCCAATGAATGGTGAGAACTCTCTAAATTCCCAAAAGATATCTTCTGGACCTTCTACTAACTGCACATAATATAACCATTGATATTCTGGGTCATTATCTGCAAGGAATATCGTCCCTTCAATTAACTGAATCTTTGCTTCTGGTGAATTTTTGATCTGACTCTGAAGCCTGCTTGGTAACTCTGCTTTGGGCCATTTTTGTGGAATCTTACGAGCTTCGATTTCCCACTCACGCCAAAAGTTCTCTAATCGTCCACTAATACCCTGATCGAAAACAATCGCGCTAAGGGGTACTGTTAAAAACTCTAATGGATTCTCGTCAGGTCCTTCGTTTAAAAACATCACACCAGTACTAATACTCATGTCCTGAAAGGCAACATTAACCATGAGCGTTAAATTCGATTGATTGAAGTGATTAAATAGAATTTCTGTTTGATTTTGTAATTCTTCATCTATCTGTTTCTTTTCAGCATCACTAATAGTTTCTGATTTATTAACCACATCACCCGCTGTCATAGAAGCCCATCGTGTGAAAGGCGGCATTAAGATTGTCTGAATGTTATTAGCAAAATCTAAACTCGCTTCAACCGCAGTTGAATCAAATATTTGCAACTCAGAATCACGAGGTACCGACTTATTAAAGAAGTCCGATCGATTTGGAATAATAAATCGATATGCTTGATCCAAACGACTCTTCCAGCTATCAGATAAAGTCTTTGCTTCTTTGTACCAATCATATCGTTTTTGAGCTGTTAATGTCTCTTTTTTTGCCATTGTACTATCCTAATGTATCGTCTAAATCCTGCGGCAATAAACCACCACCAGGTGCTCGACTTTTACGTTTTAAAATATCTAAACGTTGTTGCGACAGTTGAGTACGTTGTTGTTTTTCTAATGCTTGTTGTTTACGTAATTGTTCTTGTGCTTCTTCCTGTGCCTCTTCGGCTTTGTCATCTCCTCCACCCATGTCAATACTCCTATATTAAAAAATTAATTGATAAAATACCACCGTAATACCGATCAGTATCTTTGATCTTCTTTAGTTTATTAAACAATCGCCATGGCGTAAGCGCACCAAATGGCAACCCAATGATATATTTAATCAAACTCACACAGGTTGGAAAAATCGGCACCAATGCTTTTAACATCTTTAAATCTTCATTTTCTGGAAGCGGTGTTTTTTCAATCTTAATGATCTTGTAATCATTACCTTTCATCAAGGTGTGCGGAACATCATCGGTAACCTTATAGGGCAAAATATCTGTTTTTAAGTAAGTAAAGGTTGGATCAAGCAGTAACCAATTATAGTCATCACACGTTAGAATAAGGATGTGACCGAATCCCTTTTTTAAGAAAAAACGAGAGACAAAGTTATTACCATCTTTGAAGATTAACCAATATGTATTTTTGATTGCCACTTTACGTTTCTTCATTTATAACTACCACTTGTAAATGTACATGTTTATCCGAATACTTCTCTTCTAACTCATTAGCGAGCTTTGTTAAGTCTTCCTCATGTTCAATCAATGCAAACTTATAAATATCTTCTGCATCTAAATACTTAGCTTTTAAATCTCGTGCTCTATCAAGTACTGCGCTCATTTCTTTAATAACTCATATAAACCACCACCGAATATAAACATCAGAAGTGGTATGATTCCATATGTAATTAACTTAAATAACCAATCTCTCCATTTATCCGCTGATTTCTGAACAGCTTTTTGGGCATTTATTTTCTTTTCAATCTCATCAATCCGACCGTTATCAATTGCAACAAGTCCTTCTAAAGAATGAATGTTTTTACGTGCACGTGCAATCTGTTCATCATGCCGTGCAACCGCAATACGTACTTCTTCAAGTTCTCTATTAAGTTGCTTGATGTCATCACGATTGTTTTTAACCTGTCCATTAACATCAAACGTCATTATAGAGCCTTAATCTCTGCCTTTTGGAATTCATGAACATTCTTTGTATCTTCATACGTTGCTTTGATTGCTTCGCATTTTGCTATATTTGCTTCATCTTCAGCAATCAATTTTTCATAATAGGCAACTGCCTCTCGTTGCGATCCTAAATCCGTATCACTATTTTTTAGAACCTTTCTCATCACTTTCCCATCGACTAATGTAAATGTAACTACACTCATTTTCTTATCTCCTTTGTGGTTCTTATGACCTTTGTGTTTATTCAAGTTGCTGTACCTAATTTATTTGATTGATATGTTAATGCTGCACCTTC